ATAATTAATTCAGTAAAAAACAATCCCAATGAGATATTAAAATTAGGTTCTACTAGGTGGAAAAAACTAATACAAAAAATAACGAAAGATAGGTACGATGTCTAAAATTTTTCTTAAAAATTTAAAATTTAACAATATGTTCAGCTACGGTGCTGATAACAATCTTACTATTGATAATTCTAAAATCACTCAGCTTACTGCACCTAACGGTAGCGGAAAATCTACTATAGCCCTCATTATTCAAGAGATTTTATTCGGAAAGAATATAAAAGGAATTAAAAAAGGAGATATCTTAAACAGGTATTCCTCAGATAAGTCATGGGGCGCTTCTTTAAGTTTTTCAGTAGACGATGACGAGTATGAAGTATCAATTTCTAGATCAGGTAATACAAGTAAGATTAATTTGTTTAAACAAGAAAATGGCAAAAGCATTGATTTAAGTGAGCATAAAATTTTAGATACTTACAAAAAAGTAGGACAAATTCTAAATATGGACTTTGAGATTTTTTCTCAACTTACTTATCAAAGCTCAACAGACCTTCTAGACTTTATCAAAGCAACTGATACTAATAGAAAGAAATTCTTAATTAACTTATTTGGACTAGAAAAGTATATTGCTATTGGAGATACACTTAAAATTAAAGTTAGTGAAGTTGAAAAAGACTTAAATAAACTAGGAGGCGAGCTTGACGGAATCGAGAGGTTTTTAACTTCAACGGAAATTCCAAAAGAAAAAGAAGTAATAGAAATTCCAACAATTAATGAGGCTCTTAGAGAAGAACTTGGAAGAATACAAGTAGAACTACAACAATATGTTGAACAATGTAAAAAGATTGATAGAAATAATTCCCTAATTAAAACTCGTGATAGTCTAAAATTTGATATGTCACTAAAATCTCCCGAAGTAAATCCAACGCTTTTTGAGGAGTTAGAAACCCTTCAAAGTGATGTTTCAAAAACAAAAAATCATATTGATAACGTAAATAAACAAATTAAGGCTATAGATACTGCTGATAGTTGTTACACTTGTGGGCAACCAATAGATAACAGACAGGCAATGCAAATGAAGGACAATCTAGAAGAAGACTTATTTTCATCAACTAAAGCATTGAATAGATTAAGTGATGAACTCAAGGTGCTTGTAGAAGAAAAAAATAAATTTGCAGACGAAACTCATATCTATAATGAGAATCAAAAATCAATTGAAAAGTTTGAACAACTTTCTCAAATAATAGATATTTCAATGCCTACAATATATCCCGACTATGATAAATTAGAGAGAAAAGAAAAATCTTTAAGAGATCAAATCAAAGAACAAGAAGCTGCGAGACAAGACGCAGTAGAATACAATGAACAAGTAAAAATTAATAATACTAAAATAGAAGCACTAACCGAACAAAAGACACAATTTTTAAATAGACAAGATGAGTTAAATTCTGATATAATTTCTTTAAAGTCAAAAATCCAAAATTTAACAATTTTGAGAAAAGCATTTAGTACTACAGGTATTGTAGCGTTTAAATTAGAAAACTTAACTAAAGAATTAGAAGAGACTATTAACTATTATTTATCTGAGTTTTCTGACGGGCAATTCCAACTAGTATTTAGACTTTCTGGTGAAAAGCTAAATATTGTTATCTTTAACCACGGCAAAGAAACAACAATTGAAAGTGTTTCTGGCGGTGAATTTAGTAGAATCCAAACATCAATCTTGCTATCTATACGAAAACTTCTTTCTAAAATGGGAGGAAGTCATGTAAATCTTTTATTCTTAGATGAGATAACAGGAGTGTTAGATGAATCAGGAAAAGAAAAACTTGTAGATATTTTACAAGTAGAAGAAGATTTAAATGTGTTTCTAATTTCACACGATTTCACACATCCGTTAATTGATAAAATTGCTATCAATAAACAAGATAATATTAGCCAAATAGAATAGGAAAAGGACAATGAGCAAAATACAAGTAATAAAAAGAGATAACACCAAAGAGCCTTTGGATATTGAAAAACTTCATAAAATGACTTTTGAAGCTTGTGAAGGTTTATCGGGGGTTAGTGCTTCTCAAATAGAAATGAATTCTGGAATTCAGTTTTTTGATGGAATTTCTACTAAAGATATTCAAGAAATTATTGTTAAAAGTGCAGCAGATTTAATATCTCTAGATGCTCCTAACTATCAATTTGCTGCAGCTAGATTATTACTATTTGCGCTACGTAAAGAAGTTATGGGACAGTTTGAATATATTTCTTTAGCAGAGATGATTGATAGAAATATTGAAAATAATGTATATGATAAAGAAATTTTAGAGAAGTATAATAAAAAAGAAATTGAAAAGCTAGATTCTTTTATCAAACATAAAAGAGATTTTGAATTTACTTATGCAGGCTTAAGACAAGTTGTAGATAAGTATTTAGTACAAGACCGTTCAAGTGGACAAATTTATGAAACTCCGCAGTTCATGTATATGATGATTGCGGCTACAATGTTTGCGGAGTACCCAAAAGACACGAGGCTAAATTGTGTCAAAAAATATTATGACGCTATTTCGACATTTAAGATTAATATTCCTACTCCTGTTATGGCTGGTGTTCGTACTCCTATTCGTCAGTTTGCTAGCTGTGTTCTCGTTGACAGCGATGATACTCTTCAGTCCATTTTTAGTTCTGATACGGCTATCGGATATTATACAGCGCAGAGAGCAGGAATTGGAATTAATGCGGGGAGAATTAGGTCAATTAATTCAAAAATTAGAGGAGGAGAAGTCCAACACACGGGGGTTATCCCGTTTCTTAAAAAGTTTGAATCTACGGTTCGTTGTTGTACTCAGAATGGTGTCCGGGGTGGTAGCGCCACTGTTCATTTCCCTATTTGGCACAAAGAAATAGAAGATATTATCGTTCTAAAAAATAATAAAGGTACTGAAGATAATAGAGTTAGAAAATTAGACTACTCAATTCAAATTTCTAAACTATTTTATGAAAGATTTATTCAAGATAAGCAAATTTCTCTGTTTAATCCCCATGATGTACCAGGACTGTATGAAGCATATGGTACTCCAAAATTTGATGAACTATATGAAAAGTATGAGCGTGCTTATTCTGTACCTAAAAAGAAGGTTAAAGCACAAGACTTATTTATGGCTATGCTAAAAGAAAGGGCAGAAACTGGTCGTATTTATATTATGAATATTGATCATTGTAATTCTCACTCATCTTTTAAAGACAGGGTATATATGTCAAACTTATGCCAAGAAATTACCTTACCCACAAAGCCTCTTCAACATATTGATGATGATAACGGAGAAATTGCTCTTTGTATTCTTAGTGCTGTTAATTTAGGTAAAATTAGTGCTATTGAAGAGCTAGAAGAAATTTGTGATACTGCTGTTAGAGCGTTAGATGAACTTATTGATTATCAAGGTTATCCAGTTAAAGCAGCAGAAAAATCTACAAAAGCTAGGCGTTCTCTAGGAGTAGGGTATATCGGGCTAGCTCATTATTTAGCAAAGCACAAAGTAACCTATGACAGCCCCCAAGCGTGGCAGTTAATTCACGATACAACTGAAGCTTTTCAATATTACTTAATTAAGGCTTCTGTGAATCTTGCTAAAGAAAAAGGAGCTTGTGAGTATTTTAATCGTACAAAGTATTATGATGGTATTTTACCTATTGATACGTATAAGAAGGAAGTTGACGCTCTTATTCTAGATCCCTCTTTAAAATATGATTGGGAAAGATTGAGAGAAGAAATTTGTAAACATGGAATGAGACACTCTACTCTTACAGCACAAATGCCTTCAGAGAGTAGTTCTGTTGTGTCAAACGCAACAAACGGAATAGAACCACCTAGAGGATACTTATCCGTTAAGAAGTCCAAGAAAGGACCTCTTAAGCAGATTGTTCCACAATATTACCACTTAAAAAATTACTATAGCTTGTTATGGGATTTACCTTCAAATGAAGGGTATATTAATATTGTAGCTGTAATGCAAAAGTTCTTTGATCAAGCTATTAGCGGTAACTGGTCATATAATCCAGAGCATTTTGAAAATAACGAAGTGCCACTGTCGGTAATGGCTAGAGATTTACTAACAACATACAAGCTAGGATGGAAAACTTCTTATTATCAAAACACTTATGATGCCAAGAAAGATGAAGATGAAGAACAACACACACTCGGGTGGCATGATGAGAATAAAGAAGTAGAGGTTCTACCACTAGAAGTTTCTAGCGTAGAAGATGATGAATTTTGTGAAAGCTGTGCTATATGAAACGAGTAGTATTTCTTAATGGACCACCTCGTTGTGGTAAAGATACAATTACCAATCAACTAGTAAGTATGTTACCAGATTCAGAAAATGTTAAGTTTTCTGCTCCACTAAAAGAAGCTCTACCTGTATTCTTTGGTATTTCTGATGAGTACGTTGAAGCACTTGAGCAGCACAAAGAGCTAGCCTTTAGTAGACTTTTAGATAAAACTTGGAGAGAGGTGCAGATATCACTATCTGAAACTTGGGCAAAGCCTACATTTGGTAAAGAAGTATTTGGGCAAATTGCTGCTAATAAGATTAAAGCATCAAATAACTCTTTATTTTTTATTAGCGATAGTGGGTTTCCAGAAGAAGCAAACGCTGTTGTAAGAGAAATTGGTAGACTAAACTGTCTACTGG